ATGGCAAGCTTAGCATTTGGATGCCATCGCTATCTTCGTATGAAGGGTTGCCAATGTCAACCTTTGGCGCCAATAGCGTAACGCGATTGCCAGCAGTCGTACCATGCAACATGGTTAAAATGCCGGTGGTATCATCGTTGGCAATAGTAAAGAAATCTTTTTGGGCAATTGTCGGCGCTTCAATCATGCAAGTGCCTTCAACAGCACGGTTAGTAATAATTACTGATTTATCGCAGCCAACCAGTTCCCGATAAACGGTTTCATTCGCCATATCAAGTTCAAGCGACATCAAGCAACCGCTGTAACCCAAAATTGAAAACGCGGTAGTGCTACCAGCTTTAAAGATTAAAGGCGTTGCTTGGTTGGTATATGTAGTGGCTGGTGCGGCTGTATCAGTAGGAGCATTGTAAATGCCAAGCATTGTAAATTCAATGGTTGGTATCTCGCCTACTTCAGCATTTAATACAAATGTACCGCGTGCGCCTGTGATAACATGCAACACGCCATCATTATTAAAGTAAATTGATGCACTATCAAAGCTTGCGCTAACTGGCTTGTAACCTACGTTAGCTGCAATGCTATAAGTGCTAGAAGCACCTGGCGTAAATGTTGCGGTTGATTTTTGCACCGTTGCAACTTTAGTGCTACCTACATAATCAGTAATTACGCCAACACCACCGCTACCAGTGCCGCCTGTAATCGTAATAATCATGCCATTATAAATATCATTTGTTGCGCTAGCAGCAGCCGCAAGCGTAATGCTGCCAGCAGAGCCCGCCTGGGCCGTGCCGGTAATAGCAGCAGCAGTTGTGGTTTCAGCCATTCCGCACGCCTTCAGCAGGCTGCTAAAACGTGGTGCTGTAGCAGCAGTACCAGAACCTGCTAACTCAACTTGGAATGTAATGCTAACGCGGGTGTTAGCTAGCAACTGATCGCTATTGCCAAGATAAGGGCGAATCAAATCACGGCTAACAACATCAGCCTCAATTGGTGTAATTTCTAACTCCTTAACCAGTATGGCGTCAGTTCCGGCGGGGCTTGAGTCCGTCCCGTAGGTTGCTTCCGTCTTCGCCAGAATCAGGCGTTTGCGAGTTAGTAGGACCATTGTTCAGTTCCTCGGTGGTTGGCTTGCGGGTGCCGGTGATTGGGTCTAGGACGTAAGAACCGCCTACACCTTGGTATTCATCAATCATTCTAGCAAGCGCTAAGTGGATAAGTCGGCAACGCTTGTGCGATACCTAATCAGATAATCGCATGAAATAACGCCAGCCGGTTGGTCAGCTTCTTGCATGTCAAAATCGACAGCAATTGGCTGAATATCTATAGCATAACCCCCAAGCGTCAAATCAGCCATCATCTTGGCATGTAAGCTTTGAACAATTGGATCTGCTACTTGGTCTGGTATCGCGCCACGTACAATTACCGCCACACGTACAGTTAAACTCCAATCCAATGTCGGCAATGCCGTATTCTGTTGCGCGGTATCACTAAGCGGTTCAACCACAATTGCAGGCGATTCGCCGCGTGTAATAGGTTCTACCCTACTGCGATAAATTCTAGTGCTAACGCCTGTGGTGCCTGTAAGTGCTGTACGTACAGCAGCAATAATTGTTTCGCGTTTGGTTGCCATGATTATGCAGATGCAACTTGCACTATGGTACAGATAACACCGGGAATGCTTGGATGCACAAACGGGCTGGTTTGCGCTGCCTCAGCATGGATATAAGCAGCAGCATTGCTAGTAGCCCAAATTAACTCAAGATAGTCAGCAGCATCTAGCTTTAACACAAAATTAACCGTACCAATTACATTGCCATCAACTCCGCCATGGCTGGACGTAATACTGAATTTGCTATCAGATGCAACTACATTAATACCATTTCTGCGTAACCATACATTTATATCATGTATTAAAGTATCGCTATTCGTAAATTGTATTGAAAATGTAATGCTATAAACGCCAGCATAGGCAAATGTAATTGTTGTATTTGACGCAATACTAATGCCGCTATTGTCTAAATCAGCACTACGCAATAAAATTGTAGTCGGTGTATTTACTGTTGCGGTTTGTGATGTTAAATCCCAAAACGATGCCCAATAGCCTGGGCAGCCAAAATATGGGAGCTTATTCCAATTTGTCAGGCCATCACCTACCTTTACATTTCTTGCATGGTCTTCAACCGCTGGCTCTCCCGCCATCAGTATTGGATTCAATGATGACCATTGATTGCGTGTATTAGTCTTAAAATGACTGCTCATGTTTTTTGCAACGCAATTTGCACAAACTTACCATCAGTCATAAACATTGTTTCTCTTACTGTATAGCCAGTAGCATCCACAGTAATAGAATCGCCGCGTATTAAAGTGCCGAAATCTGATGTTTTAGCTGTCAACGTGTAGTCAGTAGTGAGCACCATGCCATCACTAAGCACTTGGCTTGGCATGTCAAGAATACCCAAAGCAGTAACGGCGCCAGCAGTGCAACTGACGCCGAAGTCTGCCAGGAAGATGCCTAGATCTTCCGTTAATGCCATTAGCCGTACTTAGCAGAAGCTAAGCCGATAACAGCAACTGCACCAGCACCAGTACCACCTGCAACAGTGGCGGTTGCCTTAACAAATCGCTTTAGGCTGGTTACATTAACAGTAATCTTTTGCAGTGAAGCAGTGTTAGCGGTAGTGGTGGTAAACGCACCGCCGGTTACATCAGTGTAGGTGCCGCCAGATGTATCTGATTCGGTTAGCTTTACCGCGTAGGTAATGCTAGCGCCGCCAGCTTCAGCATCAAGCAGCCCTGCCATGTCGCCTTCATAGCCCAGCAAATCAATTGCTGAACCAGTGGCGGTAGCAGCTACTACATCGTTGCGCAGGAGGCCCAAGATCGTAGTCTTGGTGCCAAGGTTGTGAATAGTCATAGTTTAGGCTTCCGTTTGGGAGTGGATGGGATAGAGCAAATGGGCGGAATAGGGTCAGATAAAATGGCTTTACCAATGCCAATCAGGAGTTTGGCGTCGGTCAGGGATGCTTCAACAACATCCCCAACACGAACAACCTGGCCTGCCAACATTGTTTGCCGTAAGACCTTAATAAACATAATCAGAGTGTGTTGTTGCCACGGCTGAATGATTCAGGGTGACGCACCGCAATGTCACAATCTTGCATCGCTACAACACGCACAGTACCAGAAGTGCTATGTGTGTAAGGGTCAACCATCAAATCCAAACCAGAGAAGTAGCCAATGATTAAGTCGGCAAAGTTGCCAAACCACAAATCATTAGATGCGACTTGGTTAGACAAGATGCCGCGATAGCCGTTAACTAAATCGCCTTCCATCACAAACAAACCTGAACCAGTGTCCTTGGTCTTAGTCTTCAGAGCGCCGCGCATAGCAGCATTCATCAAATACACAGGGCTGCCGGTCAATGCATTAGCGCCTGCTACATCGCTTTCAAGTGCTACCACTTCAGCAAATGTAGGGGTGTCAGCAGCAAAATCCTCAGTGCCAACGCCAGTTGTTAGCTTGAGGCCTAATGGCTCGCTGCTATTGCCGGTGCCATAAAGGCCAGCAACGTCAATCTTGAGTGCCAATACACGGGCAAGATCATTGCGTACCATGTTCTCAACGTCGATGCTGGATTGCAGCATCAGGCGGCGGCTGTAATCAGTAAAGGCGGCAACGGTGCGTGGTGTCAGGCTTACTTGATCAACCGTTTGCTGGCTTTCAGTAGGTGCGCCAGACTCAGCTACCCAATAAGCAGTAGCAGCGCCAGATTGGCGAGGAATTGCAACGTTACCAACCAAACCGGTTAGCACAGTAGCGCCTGCTTGGTCTAGTGCGGATGCGTGACGCAGCAAGTCAATAAAGCTGCCAGCATCCAAATCAGTAGCAACTAAGTTACCACCAGCAGATGCAGTGCCTACAGACAAATCACGGCGCAGTACATCTTGGGGAATTGTGATACCACGTGATTGGCGGCCCAATTTTGCAGCCGCAGCATCAGATGCTTCAATCTCAAATGCAGCCGATTCACGCGCAGCGCGGTCGGTTGGATTTGCTAAATAGTTGATGGCACGCAAAAACGAAAAGCTGCGGCTTTCCTTTTCGCTCATGCCGATGTCGGCAACGCTCATAGTCACAGGCTCCTGATAGGTGTTTATTTTGTCTAGAACAGCAGCACGTGCCTCGTCGATTGAACGACCAGATTCGATTAGCTGTTGGCCGAGGTCGGCCATCCCATGCGTAGTGCATAGAGAATTGATACTGGAGATGCGTGAGCGTTCGGCCTCAACGGCTTCGGCCCGCACCACGGCCAGATCTGGAGTGGCGGATTCCATGTTAGGAAGGGGTTCTGGGGTTGGTGCTGCCGGAGCAGCGGGGTTAGTCAATAGCAAGGATCTTCCAATTCCGATCGAATTGTCAGCTCCGATTGCTACAAGTGAGATCTCGTAGGGAGACCAAGCAGTAGCAACAAAGTTGCCACCTCGCTCTTCCATCTTATCGATGGAATAGCCAAAGGAAACATTCCGTAGAATGCCGTCCTTTACATCGGCCAAAACTTCTTGCGCAAATTCATTCTTACTAAACCTGACACGGGCATATCCACGTTTTAGCTTCTCATCAATCCTTGCCGTTTCTACAACACCAATCACGCGGTCAACATCATGGTTAAACAGCAGCGGCGCGCCATCATTCAACCGGCTTAGGTCTGCTGCTTTTGTTTCGTGGCTTAACACTTCATTGCCAAAATATCTAGCGACTGGATTCTCGGAACTAAACGGAAATTCATAAGTGCGGTCTTCTATTTCACTAAATGCCGTCATCTCTGCGCGATGGAATTTACCTGTCATGCTGCGGCCTGTTGCTTCTTCAAATTCAATCGGGTCATACTCATGCTCAATTAACCAGTTAAGCGCTTCATCTGCTGTAAATTGCTCTAGGTCAAACCGTATTGCTTGCAGTTCGCTTGTATCACCTTTAATGCCATAGATAAAATCAATGCCCGGCCCGCCTGCGTCATCTTCTCGCGCAAAATCGTCATACTGCTCTGGATCTGTTAGCCGTGCTGCGTGCTCGTTTGGGTATGGGCGCTTTTGGTCCATTACGCTTTTATTCAATGATGCCTCTATTGTAACTGCTTTAATCATCGCTTTCATCTTCCAACTCCACTGCTGGCAGCTCCGTTTTTTCAAATGGTTGCATTGCAGACTGCGCACCGCCACCTGCATTTACTTCACTTGGGTCGGTGTCAGTAACAATATTCATCTCGTCTAGCATCGCTAGCTCAGCCTGACGGCCTAGCAATACTGCATCAAGATCACCGCCTTGCTCTGTAATCACTTGCGCTAACGTCTTGAACCCACATCGCACTGCTGTTTTATAAGCATCAACTTCTTTTTGTGGGTCTACCCATTCCCATGTACGTGGCACCCATTTACTAGCGCGGTAACGGTCTGGATTTAGCTCATAGCCCGGCAGCCGAAGCTCACCGCTTAACACTGCCATCTCAAGCCAGTTGTCAAATACCTGTTGGTGGAAATTTTCTATCATATAACGTTGCAGCACACGGTATGTATCGCGTTCCTCAAGCAGGCTTAGCCTGCTGCTGCTGTAATTACTTTCTGAGAAATTTTTGCTGATGCTTTCAAAGCTAACGCCGATGCCAGCCGCTACAGCACGCAACATGCTACGCGTAAATGGCTCAAGCTGGCCATCAGGTGAGTTAAGGTCTGGCACTGTTACTGATTCGCCCGGTGCTAAATACTTAAATACACCTGGAGTAAATTCACTAACGCGTTCATTATCATAAATTTCATCACCCATCAACTCACCTTCAGGTGATTGGATGAAACCCATTAGGGCGCTGCTAGCGCGTGCCCGTACAACCTCTGCTTCCTCATACCCTTGCAACATATGCAAACGCATTAATGCCGATGCAAACCATGTAACACCACGCGTCTGGCCTGGCCTTTCTGGTAAAAACAAATGTATTACTTCATTTGCTGGCACACGTAACTTCTTGCCGTTAGTCCGTGGATTACCAGCATATGTATCACCGGGATGATTAGCATAAAAATGATAAGCTTGTGGCCTTAAATAACTATCAATCTCAATTCCCATCCGCACTGTGTTACCAGTTGCGGCCTGGGGTATATCATCATCAATCAAATAATCAGCTTCCAGCACCTGCAATGCAAATGGAATTCGACTATCACCAAATGGTTTACGTATCATACGAACAAATACTTCGCCGCTTTCAGCTAAACTCCGCGCTAACAACCGTTCAATATCATGAAAACCTAAAATGCCGCTTACATCACAACGGCTTTTGTTACCCCATATTTCCCATGCTTCATGGATTTGCCCATTAATTGCTTCATCTAATTTGCCGCCGCGTTGCATCCGTACCTGCCCTTGATGGCGAATGCCATGTCCAATCACATTATTTTGAATAGCACGCAATGCCTGCCGTGCATAGTCATTATCACGGCACAATTGCCTAGCGCGATTACGTAATGCCTTAAAGCTAGACTTAATCTCACTATCGGCGCTGGTTGCACTTGTTATCCAGTCAGCCGTCAACCGGTTTATCCTTGCGCCTTGATATGCACGTTGCCGCCCTTTGATTGGCGCAAATCCCATTGCCTTGAATAGCTGCGTGCGTAAGCCCATCTAAAACCTCACAAATAAATTATGCGGATTGCCAAGGCCATTAGCAATCAATTCCGCCGCCTGCTTGCGTTTAACCTCAGCTTTTAATTTTGCTTCTAGTTGCATCAAGTCAGATAGCGAATACTTACTAAGGCTACGCCCTGCAATACTATACTGCTGCACTGCACCGCCAGATACAATTGCTCTAATTGCAGCCTTTACCGCATCTAAATCTTCTTGTAACTGCGTGCGGCCATCAATAGCGCCTGGTGCGCCGGTATAGCTTAGAGCTTGCAATACCTCAAGCTGGCCAGCACCTAGCGTCAGCTTTTCAGTGGTATAAGTCGCAATCGCCTGCCAATACCATTGCCCAGCATCAAAAGCAGCGCTGGTGCCAGCCGCAATCGTAAACTCCCAGCCGGTCCCATAAGCTGTGCCAACAACCGTTGCGCCTTCACTTGCTGTATTAGTGCGCAAATAATATGTCAACGTCCATGTACCACTAGTAATTGCATTGCCAAACCCGTCAGCCGCCGCATCATCACGCCATTTAATCGTGTCTCCTGCCCTAACCTGTGCTGGAATGTTCACCAGTTACTAACAAAGGGTTTGCTTGATTTTAGCACCGCCTTGGCTTTTGGCTTGCTTTCTAGTCGCCGCTCTAATTGATCCCATATTGTTCGCCTGTCATATCGCTGATACAACCAGTTCAAACCGGCATACGCAT